CCGCTACGGCACGGATCGCACCCTCTGTTCCATGCTCAACAGGTAAGTGATGACGAACTGGAACCCCATCGAACCTCGTTGCGTGAACAGATCGATGAAGCGATAAGAAACGGAAATTGAACAGGTATTGAACCGCCCCATGGCAGCTAAATCTTGAATGAGTACAGAAATGCACGCCTAGCGGCATCAAGTATGAGATGCCCGCCATGGAAAACTCGCGCAGTTTTCCGGTAAGAATGCGTGACAAACAGCGCCATGCTACACAGCATGGCGTACACCCAAACAGATCTCGACAACATCAAATCCGCAATCGCAAGCGGGGTGCTTACCGTTCGTTATGGCGACGGTTCCATGGTTACCTACGCTTCGGTTGATGAGCTGATTCGTGTCCGTCGTGAAATTGAATCTGAACTGAACAAATCTACAGCTCGAAAACGCCTTTCTCCGCGTTACCGGTCGGCGGTGTTCAGTGATGGGTAACATGCTCGACAGAACCATTGCTTGGTTTTCTCCGTCCCGAGCGGTTCGCCGCGCCCATGCACGCAAAGTGCTTTCCTACTACGAAGCCGGAAAACCAGACCGTCAGCGCAAGCAGCGCCGCGAGTCAGGCAGTGGTGATACTGCCGTACTTCGTGCCGGTACCAGTTTGCGAGAACAGGCGCGGCACTTCGACCAGAATCACGACATTTCCAGGGGTGTGTTAAACACACTGGTGCAGAATATAGTTGGTCCGCACGGTATAGGGGTTGAGTTCCAGCCACGTACCAGTGATGGCGATATCCACGACGATACCGCAAACCGCCTTCAGGAACTGTGGCGCCAATGGTCTCGTCGTCCAGAAGCAACCTGGGACCATGACTGGGCATCTGCACAGCGCATTATGGCTAGGACGTGGCTTCGCGATGGTGAGGCTCTGTCACAGATTCTACGTGGAACCATTCGCGGCTTGCTACACGGCTCCCGCGTTCCCTTCAGTTTGGAACTGATCGAACCAGATCTGCTGCCACTCAACTATAACACTGACTCCCCGAACATCACCGCAGGTGTTGAGCGTAATGGCTGGAACCGTCCGGTAGCGTTCCACATCCTCAAAGAGCATCCGGGCAATGCGTCTGTTTGGAACATTGATACCAAGCGCGTATCTGCTGACCGGATTCTGCATCTCAAGATGACGGACCGCATTGGTCAGTCCCGAGGTGTGTCTATTTTCGCCTCGGTAATGTCGCGTATTGACGACATCAAGGACTACGAAGAGAGCGAGCGTATAGCCGCAAAGGTCGCCGCAAGCATGGCGGCCTACATCAAAAAGGGCGCCCCTGATACCTACGACGCAGAAGTTAATGATGACGGCGAAGAGCAGGCCCGTGATCTGCGATTCGCCCCAGGCATGGTGTTTGATGATCTTGAGCCCGGCGAAGAGATCGGAACCATTGATACCACCCGGCCAAATTCCAACCTTGAGCCGCACCGAAACGGCCAGCTTCGTGCCCTGTCTGCCGGAACCGGCGTTACCTATTCCAGTTGCAGCAAAGACTACAACGGCACCTACTCAGCTCAGCGTCAAGAGCTGGTTGAGGGCTGGGGTGCCTATGGTGTGTTGGCCTCTGAATTCATCAGCCAGTTTGTCCGTCCCGTACAGGAGCAATTTGTCGCTATGTGCGAACTGGCGGGGCTAATCGAAATTCCCGACAACATCAACCGTGAAACCCTGGATGACGCCCTGTTCATTCCACCACAAATGCCGTGGATCGATCCCCTGAAAGAGGCCAACTCCTGGGTTGTGCTTGAGGGTGCCGGGTACGCGTCCGGGCCAGAAATCATTCGACGTCGTGGCGGAAATCCACGCGATGTCATCGAACAGGAATCACGTTGGAAGCGCATGCAAAAAGAAAAGGGCATCAGCACCAGCGTAGAGATAACCACCAACGATACAGACGAAGAGGGCAATACCAATGCCAAAACCCGTATCAGCCTTTAAGGCGGGCCCGTACCAGATCCGTGCGGCTGCCAACGACGAAACCACCGCCGAGGTACTTATCTACGGTGATATCGGCGAAAGCTGGTGGGGTGAATCCGTCGACGCCAAATCCTTCGTAGAGAACCTGCAGGAAGTTGATGCCGATTACCTCACCGTTCGCATCAACTCCTATGGCGGAAGCGTAAAAGACGGCATTGCCATTCACAACGCCATCAAACGCCATCCTGCAGCCACTACGGTTGAGATCGACGGTATGGCCGTCTCTATCGCATCACTCATCGCCATGGCGGGTGACACCGTACAGATGGCCGAAAACGCCATGCTGATGATTCATGCGCCTTGGTCTATGGCGGTAGGTAACGCCGTGGACATGCGCGAAATGGCCGACGTGCTCGACATGCACGCCGATTCCATGGCGACCAGCTACGCAGCCAAAACCGGCAAGCCTGTTGACGAGATTCTCGACATCCTCAAAGACGGCAAAGACCACTGGTTCACGGCGGCTGATGCCCTCGAGGACGGCTGGATCGATGAGATTAGCGGTGCAGTAGAACTGGATGCCGCAGCCAGCCTGAACACAACCCGTTTTTCCATTCCGGCGGCGATGGCCGCCGCCATCACTCCCAAAAAGGAGCCCGAAGCTATGACCATCAAGACCGACCAGGCGGCCAAAAAAGAACCCGCCGACAACATCAACGTTGCTGACATCGAAGAGGCCGCCAAAGCCAAGGCACTGAAAGAGGACCGCGAACGCCGTGAAGGTATCGCCAAGATCGCCGCACCCTTCATGCAGTACGACGGCATGCAGGAAGTGGTAGATGCTTGCAAAGACGATCCCAGCATCGACCTGCCCACCGCCCAGGCCAAAATTCTGGCCAAACTGGGTTCTGGTGCAGAACCCATCAACAAGAATGCCGATGTTGTTGTTGATGCGCGCGACAAGTTCAAAGCCGGCGCATCTGCAGCCCTGCTGGTTCGTTCTGGCGTTGCCAAGCGTGACGACACCGCCAACAACTACCGTGGCCACAGCCTGGTAGAGCTGGCCCGTGCTGCCCTGGAGCAGGCCGGTACCCGCACCGACACCATGGACAAGATGGCCATTGTTGCGGCCGCCTTCACCCACAGCACCAGCGACTTCACCAACCTGCTTGCCGATGTGGCTCACAAGTCCATGCTGATGGGTCATGAAGAAGCTGAAGAGACTTTCCAGGCATGGACCAATCGCGGTGTATTGACTGATTTCAAACCCATGAGCCGTGTTGACCTCAACGCCTTTCCAAGCCTGCTTGAGGTTCGTGAAGGTGCAGAGTTCAAGTCCGCAACGGTCGGTGATCGCGGTGAACAGATTCAGCTTGCCACCTACGGGCGCCTGTTCTCTATCAGCCGCCAGGCCATCATCAACGATGATCTGGCCGCCTTCACCACCATCCCCCGCAAGATGGGCCGTGCAGCCATCCGCACCGTTGGTGATCTTGCATACGCAGTCCTTACCGCCAACGGAAACATGGCCGATGGCACTGCTCTGTTCCATGCCGACCACAGCAACCTGCTGACCGGTGCCGGCATCAATACCGGCTCTATCGATGCCATGCGCGTCAAGATGGCCAAACAGAAGAGCGGCGATGCAACTCTCGGTATTCGCCTGGCCAACCTGATCGTTCCGGTTGCCCTGGAAGGTTCGGCTAACGTAGCGCGTGACAGTGAGTTCGAAGTGGGCGCGTCCACCAAGAACAACACCACGCCTAACAGCGTGCGTGGCACCTTCGAGGTCATTTCAGACGCCCGCCTGGATGCCGCCAGCGCCACCAATTGGTACGGCACCGCCAATGCGGCCATCCATGACACGGTCGAAGTGGCCTACCTGGATGGCAATGACCAGCCCTACCTTGAGCAGCAGAACGGCTGGACCGTTGATGGTACCGAATTCAAGGTTCGCATCGATGCAGGCGTCAAGGCGCTGGATCACCTCACCATGGCAAAGAACCCAGGCGCGTAAACCACTGATTGGCGGCCCACACCGGGCCGCCTGATAACCGAATAGCAAAGCGAGGAAACGAACAATGGCAACCAATTACTTACAGAAAGGCGACGTACTCGACTACACCGCCGGTGCCGACATCTCCAGTGGTGACGCAGTGGTTATCGGTGGGCTGATCGGTGTTGCACTGACTGATATCGCCAACGGCGATACCGGTTCAGTGCAGATCACTGGTGTATTCGATATGCCCAAGGTATCCGGCGCAGTCATCGCGCAGGGTGAATCCCTGACCTGGGATGTCTCTGCAGGTGCTTTCGATGATAACGCAGCAACCGCCG